CACTCAGGTATTCTGCGCTTAGAGTAACCATTTAACCACGCCTTCCGGTTCCGGATCGGGCACGTCGCAGCATGTCCTGGTTCATCTCATTCTGCTGTTCCACAATGATATCGGTGAGCTCGCGTTCGCCGATCTTGACCAGGAAGAAATTGTCACCGCTGTGTGCCACTGCATTGACCGCACCTTCGCCCGTACCTGCGGATGCCTGATTCATGACGCCTGCGCGGCCCAGGGCTGACGCCAGCAGACTGTCCACTCGTGGGTCGCCCAACGGGAGGAGTGCTTCATTGAACCGCCCTTCACCGATCATGGCGAGCGTCGGGCCCGTAGCTAGTGCACCGGACGCAAGGTAAGGGATGTTCGGCGTGTTGATGGTGCCGCCGCCGACCGTTCCGAGACCGGGGATGTCAACTGAGGGAATCGAAAACGACAGGTTGTTCCATCCGCGAATGATCGAGTTAATCGCCGATTTGAAGCCCGAAGCGAGCGGCGAGAACATGTCGCTGAGCGCGCCGCTGATACGACCCGGGATGGCACGGACATTGTCGACAAAATCGGACCATCCGTCCTTGATCCCGTCAAGTGCTGACTTAATTGTCGATTTTACGAGATTGATCCCGTTTTTGATCGGTGTGAATACGTTGTTGTTGATAAACGCCCATCCGACCTGAAATGCGATCTGAAAAGCCTTCCAACCTGCAACAATAGTCTCAATGTTATCACCGATAACATCTTTGATCGTCTCCCAGATGATCTTGAATCCGATTCCCGCGAGACGGAATTGCTCGACGAGCCAGTTAATCGCAGCACCGAGCCCGGCTTGTAGTAGGTCTGCCAGCGCTTCGACGGCAGGTACGACAAAAGGTGTGATGATGTTGTCGACCAGCCATAGCAGGATGTCGCCGAGCACCTGAATGATCGGCACAAGAACAGCGCCGAGCAGTTCGGCGAGCACGCCGAAGATCTCGGCGACCGGATTCATGATGACGAGCAGCGGTTCGAGAATCGGAAGCAATGCCTCAAAAAGGGGCAAAAGCGCAACAAGTACCGCAGAAACGACAGAAAGTGCCGCCGACAGTGGCCCCTGTAGCGCGGTCAGCATCTGCTGAATCAACGGCATGACGGCTTCAATCGCGACTACGAGGAATCCGCCGAAAAGTTCGATGATGGTGGTGAGCGGAGCGATAATCGGCTGAATCGCATCTGCGACCAAACCCAGAATGGGTGCAAGCGCTATTAGTACAGAACCGACAAGTTGCGACAAAGGACCCAAAAGGGGAGCAACGGCACTGAGAATAGACGATAGACCACTCACCAGGGGGACGATAGCGGGGGCGAGGTTGCGCAGCACCACTACGAAAGCGTCACCGACCTGATTCAACGCCTCGAAAATCGAGATCAGAACCTCTTGCCCCTGAGCGGACGCCAGGAAGTCATCCACTACCCTAAGTGCCTCCCCGAAGGCCCCAAGGATGTTGCCACCAGTCGTTTGCGCCGCAGCTCCGACTGATGCGAGAATACCCACAATCGGCTCCAGGATGTCACCGATGAGCGTGAACGTTTTCAACGCCTGATCGACCCATTGCACAGCCTGCCCGCTTGCCGCGGCTTGGTCGAGGAATGCCGCGAACTGCGTAATGAGGTTCGCGAGCCCCGCACCCGCGTTCTCTCCGAACGCATCATTGATGGAGTTACCGACGTTGAGTAGCGCCTCGAACAGTGCCGCTAGCGGTTCCTGGAGCTGAGCGAGAATCCCCGCCATGATTGAAAAGCTATCGTTCACGAAATCGACGCCTTCGGCGGAAGTCGCCACCGCTGCAAGCCCGACAATGATCCCGTTGATTTCAGTCGCTACCGAGGTCATTCCGGTGGTCACGGGACCGAGCAGGGTTTCCGCAAGCGTGTTCAGGACGTCATCGAAATCTTGGAAGAACGCACCCTGTACCGAATTCCGAAGCTCCTCCAGCTCCGGCATAAGGTCACGGATCGCCTGTGCGGCCGCCTGGACAGGAGGTGCTAGTCCTTCCATGGCTGTGTTGAACTCTTCGGCGGTACCAGTTGCGGCTGCTTCGAAGGCTTCGCCTACGCCCAGCGTGGCGACACTCAGCGTCGTCATGCCCGCGGCGAGCACGCCGATACCGGAAGGCAATGCGGCTACGATACCGACAGCGGGTGCGAGCGCCGCGGCGAACTGTACAGCGGACGCCGCGGCCGATGCGAGCGCGAGGCTCAATGCCGCGAACGCCGGAACCGGCAGTTTGATGTCGGCGATAGATGACAGAGTGTCGCTCAGACCTGAGCTGAACCCGTCGCCGAACTCCTGCCCGGTATCCGACCCGATACGTCCGATGCCGCGTGAAATTGACCTCTCGGCACGTTCTACGCCTTGCGTAAGCGAGCGTTCAACGGTGCGACTGGCATTGCGAGCGGCACGCCGGACTTGACTCACGTCAAGATCGGCCGTGATCTCTACAAATGCCTCATCTAGCGGACCCGCCATTGCCGCACCTCAACCCCCGTTAGCCTGCGCTCACAGTGTACCGCTTATTTCCCGCGTTTCCTGCCGCTCACTCCCGGTGCGGTCAACGTCGCCATGGCCGCTTTCGAATTGAAGTTGTTCGTCTTGTCGTCCCCGTACCATGCGGGTTTCGGAGCGCGCTTGCGCTCCGGTCTGCCGTTCCGCGGAGCCGCGATTGCCTTCGCAACTGCGGGACCTGCTTTCTGCATGTCCCACTCCGCCACCTTCTCAGCGATCACCGCATCGAATTTGTCTTTGTCCTCGGTTGAAGCGTTGCGCGTGGCAAAGTAGTACACCAAGTTGAGCCATTGATCCCAAGGCAGTTGCAAGTGGTCGACGTTGCGTGAAGCGCACCAACCGTCGAAGGTGGGCCACACCTGATCCGATGTGGCCCAATCCTCTAGGGAGATTGCGGCAACGTAATGCCTTTTCCCAGTGCTTCACCGATCACCCAAGTGAGAATTTCGTAGAACGCCCCGATGTCGATCGCATCGTATTCGCCATCGAATCGACGCTTGAAGCGGCCGAGTGATTCGGACTCGAAGACTTCGGCAAGCAGCTTGAAGATCGGCTCAGTTGCATCACGGTCAACGTTTTCATCCGCGGCGAGTGACTGAATTTCGATCGCCTTACGGTAGACCGCAAGCGCAGCAGGACTGACGGGTTCAGCCCCATCAGGGGAAACGAGTGCCAGAATTTCACCCGCGAGACGAGAGAACTCATCGACACGCGGATCCCTCATCGTTTCTGCGGGTGCCTGAGCGGCTGCCTGCATTTCCCCGGCAAGACGGGAAAGCTCGGTCATCCGCCCAGCGGGAACACTCGCCTTAAGGCTGAACACCTCATCGTCGATGTCGAATTCGATGGGTTCTTTCCGCGTGGTAAAGCTCTTACGAGTCATGATGTCACCTGTCTATGAGAACTGCGTGAAGCCTTCCCGAAGTCCGTCAACGAGGAACGGGTTAGCCTCCATGTACCGAGTGCCTTGATGTACATAGTTGGCGTACTCGACATCGGTACCGATCCGCTCAACAATAGCACCGTTTCGGATGTACTCCCGAATCTCGATAGAGTTGACCAGCAAACCCGTGTCGATGCGCCGCGGATCGGAATTCAATCTGCGCTTAGCGGCTGCCTGTGTGGCAAGTGCGCGAGCACGTAGGTTCATCACGACGCCAGAAGACGGGGAGGTCATGAGGACGCGGATGTTCCCGTAGTTGGTCGAGTGCTTGACTCTGGATGTCGCCACGTTGACCGCCTAGCTGATATCGCAGGGGTAGCCACCGTTGGGAACGCCGATCTGAACCGTAATCGCAGACCCCTGGCAGCCGCCCATAGGCCCCACCATGGTTTGCGGTCCGATCGTGTACCGGTCGAAGAGCTTCACACCGTTAGTACGGGTGGTGCCCGCGCACAGGCAGCACATGAGTCCAGCGCGGACTGCCCATGCGTCTTCAATCGCCACGCGAGCGGCGGCGTCAACCTCTGAGCATGGAGGGGGATTGCCCATGTCGTCACCCGTAGGGGAGCACCGGAGCATCGACACCGTGTATTGGAAGACGAACAAAGGCGGCCCGCACTTGCGCATACCATCGTTCTGTGCCGCATCCCAGGGGTTCGGGAACGTGCCCGAATCGTACGGACGGTCAAGCGACACGACGAGCTGCCCGCACTCGCAGTCGTCCCAGGCGATTTGCCCCGTCGTTATGCACACGCGACCAGGGAGACCCGTGGTCGTTCCCTCAAGATAGGGGAGGATGCAGTCTCGCAAGTGCTCGGCGAGTTCATAACCGGCGAACGGGTTCGCGTTGGTGAACACCATCAGGCTGTCCCCACCCGTCGATGCTTCGGACCGTCGATGTCGAAGATGTTCGCCATACCGGTGCCAGAGGGGTTGAACGTCTTAATGAACAGATCCGGCCAGTACATGCCTGTCATACCGCCCTTGAAAGCTGTCTCCGAATCGAAGAACACCTTTTTCACGCCTTGCCGTGTCACCTCCTGAACGGTGCCCGAAGGCAGCACGCAACCTGAGGCGTTGATACAGCGCTTGGCGATCTCCACTGCGAGCTGCCCGGCCGCGAGCTTGCCCAGTTCGGGAACGTCCTGACCGTAATCCGCGGTCACTGACCACGTGCCGACCTCGGTGTCTTCAAGGTTCATATCATTGCAACGCGGCCACTCTTCGCCGTCGATACGAACGAGGAGGTTGAAATTGTCGACACGATAAGCCGTAGGGGGCAGCACAACGCCATCAACCCTGACTTCGGTAATCGAGGCCACAGGGTACGGGAGCCGGACTTCGGAGATGTGCGAGCATGAGCAGTCGGAGAAGCACGAACCACACGCAATGTTGATCCACGCACCGCCGATCAACGCGGGTTGCGGGAACGGCCATGAAGATCCGGTGAAGTCGTACCAACCGCCAGTTGTGGGGATCCAAGGACCGGCAGGGAGGCAGTCTTTCCGGCACGGACGCAGCTCCACAGTACACATCCCAAACTGTCGCTTCGTGCGGTTCCACAGGATTTCGGTAGCGATCATCGCCGCGCTAGTTTCAAGCTCCGGTGTCACTCCGTCAGGGAAATTCGCGCACGACAAGTCCCAAGCCTGGCACGGACCGAAATCCACGCTTCCCGCTACAGGAGAGCTGGGCGGAAGAGGATTGATGACTGGCACTGTATCTCCTTACGGTGTCGGGAATTTTCCACTGTTGACGATCACCGCTTGTGTGGGATCACTGAGGTTCGTTGCAACACGCGTGGCCGCGATGTATCCAATAAATGCCGCATCAGAGAGCATCGGGTTGGGTGTGAACGAACCTGCCCCGATTGCCGCAACCGCGTTCGAGAGACTGGTATACGTGTTTCCGCCATACTGGATGATGAGCTGGTCAACAACATTGTTAGCAGCAAACAAGTACACGCGGTGAATCGTTGAGGTTCCCGCGCCGCCACCGATCGGGGTAATGACGCCGCCGGGCGCGTAGTTGGCGACATCGATCGTGTTCCTCAGCACACCGAACGTGGTGCTTGTGCTCGTGGTGTACCGGTACTGTGCCGGAGTCTGCGCGGCAGTGGTCGACACGTGCGGGTCGTTGGTCTGCACTGGCCCGGCGAAGTGGTTGAACGCCTGGGAGAACAGTCTTCCCGTGCTTTTGTTGACCATCAGGTTCACGCCGTTGGCGCTGATGATGTTGCCCGATATGTTGAACGGTCCGAGCGACACCATGAGGTCAGAGAGCTGATTCGCGGGTTGCTGCATGATGATGGGTAGCGTCTGGTCGATCGTGATGACGCCGCCGACCTGCGCAGTGAGCCCGAGCCGGATGTGCGTGCGTCGTTGCTCGTTCGTGGTCGGTGACGGCACTTGGGTAATGACCTGGTTCTCATCCATCAACCATGAGGTCACGGTGCGCCCAAGCGCACCTGCGTCCATCTCCAGACCGGTCACGCCGGGGAAGTCGATCCGTGTGATCGACGGATTGAACGGGTCGGCCGTGAAGTCGGTAATGTAACCGACGAACGGTGCGATGTCGATAGCAGACGGGCTACCGGCGTTCACGCTTATCTCGCCACCGGCAGCAACTCCGGTCGACAAAGTCACCCGGCGTAGTTCGAGTGCTAGCAGCTCTATAGCTGCGATGTCAGCTTGCGCCGTAGCCATGTCAGTTTGCAGCGTGTTGACATCGGCTTGCAGCGTCGTCACATCTGTCTGCACGCCCGTGATCGTGACATGGATACCGGCAACGTCGGCTTCCAGTATGGTGACATCGTTCTGCAATGCTGCGAATTCTGCCGGTGATACCGGAGGGGGGAGTCCGATACCGGTTTGAAACGACTCGGAATCTGCGTGAAGCCAGTACTCCCCTGCTTCGACATAGAACGCAACGGCACCTGAATTGCTGGTAGTCACAGGGTTAGCGATCGGTACCGTTCCGGCGGCGTCAGCGTATAGCGGAGCGAGGATATTGGAATTCAGCGGGAACACGCGAACGGGAACGTCCGTCGCGAGTGTTCCGGTCGGAAACCAGAAAATGTCCGAGTACAACGCCAATGCCATGCCTGCCCCCTGTGTGACACTCAGTGTACCGCCTGCGAACGGCTATGATGGACGCTTCTTGGGCACGTCAGGTGTTGCGCCTTGCCGCGGTACACGAAGCACCGACGCGGCCCGCTGTCGGTTGCTCGCCACGCGCTCAGTGCGAACCCCCACGCCTGGCGATGTACTGGAGGCGCTAGCGACTGGTCGTTTCGGGAATCTACGCCCCACGGTGATCTTCGGGGAAAGGTCAACATAAGTGCTATCCCACTTCACGCTCAGCGCCGAAACCTCTTCGCCGAGGAACTGATGCGCCTTCCGCCCGCGGCCGTGCCCCACCAAGCTGTCGTCGTCGCGGTGATCCACCAATGTGGGCCAAGTGCAATACGTGGGGAGCCGCAGCACGTCGATAGCGTAACGTCCGATGCGGCGATCATAGTTCGGGTAGGTCTGCTTGTCGCACCATGGCAGCATCCTATTGATGATGTCCGTAGGGGCCATGATCGCCACGCCCCAGTTGAGGGACGGCATACGAATCCATGAAGCGTTAGCGGCCTTCGCGGCGTGCACCGCACGCTCTACCCGGCTTGCCACGGGCCTGCGCGTACCTGTGTAGGGGGAGACTAGGCAGCGCTCCGGCAGGAACGTAGCAGCCTTTTCAAGCCCTGCGATAAGATCCCGCGTGACCAGCGCGTCATCCTGCACGACCATCCCCCAGTCCGCAGTCTGGTCGATCGCTTCCCAGGCTCGGCGTCCGGTGTCCCATCGATCCGAACGGCGATCCCAGATCACATCAGCTTCGGTGAGCCCGAGCCGTTCGAGGAGTCCGGGGATGTGGTGGGCGCGTTTCTTGTGCGCCA